AAAAAATATTCGTAGTATTTGTAGTAATGTGTATATTTGTAGTTTAAATAAAGATACAAGAAATGAATTACTCAACTATAAGAGCCCAATTTCCTCCTCAAAAGAAACCTGATTCTGTAAAGAAGAGTCTTAAATGGCAGAAAGAATGTATTGATTCTGCTATTGCATTATCTACATATGGAATGAATGATCATGTAAGAGATAATATGTACAACATGAAATCTAATTATAGACTTTATGATGGTGTGCTTGACCAACATGATATAGAAAAGACTGTAAACCCTTGGGGATTATCTGGATCTAACTTTCCTTCAGATATGTATTGTTATCCTATAGGTTCTTCTAAAATTAAACTTTTACTTGGAGAGGAGTCTAAAAGAAGATTTGATTGGAGAATAAGAGTTACTAATGATGATGCTGTTAGTGAGAAAGAGAAGTACATTAAAGAAACTGTCATTAATAGGTTGATGGAACTTGCTACAGCTAATGCTCTTAATGAAGAACAAGCTCAACAAGCTGCCCAAGAAATTGAGAGATGGAGAAATTATGAAGCTCAGGATATCAGGGAAAGACTTGCTACTCAGATTCTTAAACATTTATATCAGGAACAGAAGCTAAAACTTACATTTAATGAGGGATTTAAAGATGCTCTTATAGCTGGAGAAGAAATATATTGTGCTGATATTATTGCTGGTAAACCTATTCTTAGAAGAGTTAATCCTCTTAATCTCAGAACTTATGGCATTACTAATAGTAATAAAATAGAGGATGCTGATATTATTGTAGAAGATGGTTATTATTCAAGAGGTTGGGTGATTGATAATTATTATGAATATCTTAAACCTGCTGAAATTGATAGAATTGAAAAAGGTTATGGTAATACAAATAATAATAAAGTTCTTATAGATTATCCTGGTGCAGATCATCCTTTTTTAGGATATCTTGATGAAGGTGATATGATTGATATACCTGATGGAGTATCAGATTCAGCTGCATGGGATGTTAATGGAAACATAAGAGTTACAAGAACTGTATGGAAATCTCTTAGAAAAGTAGGAATTCTTTCTTACTTTGATCAGGAAACAGGTGAGCCTCTGGAAACTCTTGTACCAGAACAATATGAGCCTGATGAATCTCTTGGAGAACAGATTGAGTGGTATTGGATTAATGAGTGGTGGGAAGGTACTCGTATTATGAATGATATATATGTAAAAGTACAACCAAGACCTATTCAATTTCGTAGAATGGATAATCTTAGTCTTTCTGGTAGTGGTTATGTAGGTACTATTTATAATACCAATGGTGCTAGAGGAAATTCATTAATGAATCAAATGAAACCTTATATTTATATGTATAATAAACTTGCATATAGGGTAGATAAGGCAATTGCTAAGTATAAAGGCCCAATGATTGAGCTTGATCTTTCTAAGAAACCTGGTACTTGGGATTTAGATAAATGGATGTACTTTGCAGAAGAAATGGGTTATCTCATTATAGATAGTTTTAATGAGGGTCAGAAAGGACAGGCACAAGGTAAACTTGCTGGAAACTTTAATACTTCTGGTAAAGTAATGAATCCTGAGCTTGGTAACTATATTGCTCAGAATATTGAGATGATGAAATTCATTGAAGATTCTCTTGGTAATTCTATTGGTATTACTAGACAAAGAGAAGGTTCTATTGATAACAGAGAAACTGTTGGTGGTGTAGAAAGAGCTGTAACACAATCTTCTCATATTACAGAAGAGCTTTTCTTATTACATGATCAAACTAAACTTAGAGCACTTGAAGTTCTTCTTGAAACAGCTAAGTTTGCATATCTTAATGATAGTAAGGTTGCTCAGTATATAATGGATGATACTCTTGCTCAACAGATTTATACTATTGATGGTGAACTTTTTAATGAAGCTGATTATGGTTTGGTTATGACAGATTCTTCTGCACATGCTGACTTTAGAAATGCTTTTGTACAACTTGCACATGCAGGTATTCAGAATCAAATGCTTAATTTCTCAAGCTTTATGGATATTTATTTATCTGATTCTATTGCAGATACAAGACGTAAGATTGAAAGAGCTGAAATGGAAATGCAGCAAAGACAATCTCAACAGCAACAATCTCAACAAGAGCATGAAGAAAAGATGTTACAGATGGAAATTGAGAATAGAGAAGATATGCAACAACATGAGATTGAAAAGTTACTTGTTGAGAGAGAAACTGATTTAATTCTAAAGGATTTAGAATCTGAAAATAATGAAGATACTTCTGAAGAGGCTAAACTTGCTACTCAAGAGAAAATTAAAGAGATGGAGTTATCTTCTAAAGAGAAAATTGCAGAAAAAGATAGAGCTTCTAAAGAAAAGATTGCTAAACTTCAAGAAGAAACTAAGGAAAGAATAGCTAAACTTAGGCCTAAACCAACATCAACTACTAAGAAATAGGTTATAATTAAGCTATAGAAAAGTAACAAATTTATTAAAAATATTATAATATACTTGACTTACAAAATAAAAGATATTATATTTGCACAATTAAATGGTAGTTATAAACTAATTAAAGAAGAAGAGAAATGAATTTATTTAATGATGAAGATTTAAGTTTTACGGATGACTTTGAAATTGAAGATGCAAAGACTCCTGTAGAAACTAAAGAGAATGATGATGCTGAAGATAAACCTAAAGATACAGAAGATGTAGATGATGGTTTTATTGAAGTAGAAGATAAAAAAAGTTCTTTGAATACTGAAGAAACTGAAGATATTGAAGATAATCCTAATGGTGAAGATACTAATGATATTGATGATGAGCCCCTCGACAAAAGCGACTCTTCTTCTTCACCATTTAAACCTTTCGCAAAAGCTTTACATGAAGAGGGGCTCATATCATCATTTGATGATGATGAATTTGATAAGCTTGTAGAAGAGTTAGGTAGTCCAGAAGAAGCTCTTATGGAAGTAACCAGAAGGTCACTTTTACAAGAGGTTGAGGATTACAAGAAAGAACAGGAAGAGGATTATAGAAAATTTATTGAAGCTAAAGAAAAAGGATTAGATCTCAATGAATGGTATAAAATTACAGAAAATAAGAAATTTTACAGTTCTGTTTCTGAAGAAAAATTATCAGAAGATGAAAACTTACAAAAACAAATAGTTAGTAAATATCTTACTGAAAAAGGACACTCTAAAGAAGAAGTAGATGAACTTATTGAAGCTTATGAAGATACTGCTAAACTTGAATCTAATGCTAAGAGAGCTTTAAATAGATTAAAAGAAATAGAAGATAAAAAAGAGCAAGAGCTTGAAGCTAAAAAAGCTGAGGAAGAAAAGATTAGAGAACAAAATAGAGTTAAAACTATTGAAACTCTTAAAGCTAAAATTGATGAATATAAAGAGATTGTTCCTGGTATTGTGATTAATAAACAAACTAAAGATAAACTCTTTAAAAATATTACTCAACCAGTTAAAGAAGGCCCTAATGGAGAACCTCTTACTCTTGCAGCTGCTAAAAGAATGGAAGATCCTTTCAAGTATGCAATCATAGAAAACTACTTAATTGAACTTGGAGTGTTTGATGGTAAATTTGATAAGATTACAGCTAAACAGAAAAGTAAGGCAGTTAGTCAATTAAAGAATGCTCTTTCAAATAATAAAAATACATCTTTCAAAGCAGGGAAAGATACAATTAAAGAGAACTTTGATGATTTTTCTTTACCTGATTTTTAAGAATAGAATAATTAAACAAACAAAAATAACCTTTTAAATTAATATAAAAATGAGAATTTCACCTTTTCAAATGTACGAAAATGATGATATTGCAGGTCTGGTAACTAAAACACACTTGGGATATCGTTATGGTATAGAGCCACAGAAGGCTTCTAAAACTGCTACTATGATTCACCAAGCTAATTCTGGTGCTACTGTAGCTGCTTATTTAAATCAGTTTCCTATTCTGGAACTTGATTCTGATGATGATTTCACTTGGGACTTGATTGGTAATGGTAAGAAGAATATTCCTCTTATTAAAGCTAGTCTTACCTCTGGTGGTAGTGCTGTTGGTGTTACTGATAAAGTAGGTAAAAACTTTACAGAATTCTATCTTACTTTCCCTGAAGCTTACTTTACTGATGTAAATCAGATTGTAGGTGAACGTAATGAAGTATATCCTATTCTTATTCTTGATGAACCTAAAGCTGTAGGAAGCTATTGGGAATATAGATGTCGTCTTAATACTGGAGATCCTAACCTGTTTATTCCTTATGATGAGGTACTTGCTGGTAAGAGATTTAGTAAAGACTTCTCACCTGTTGAAGATACTTTATCTAAAAAGGGTGGTGGAGTACATTACAACTTCCCATTCAAAATGATGAATAATTTTACTATGATTCGTATGGAAGATACAGTTCCTGGTAACATGATTAAAAGACCAGTTAAATTTAGCTGGAAAGGTAATGATGGTAGAATTATGACTACTTGGATGGACTATAGAACATATCAGTTTGAAATGCAATATCAGGATGAGGTTGCTAAAATGATTATGTACTCTACATCTAATAAATCTGATGATGGTGGTTTTAAGATTAAAGGAAAATCTGGATACTCAATTAAAATGGGTGCTGGTATTAAACAGCAAATGGAAGCTTCAAACTTCTATGCTTATTCAGACTTTAATATTAAAAAGTTTACTGAAATGTTGCTTGACCTTACTGTAGGTAAAATTGTAATGGGACAGCGTGAAGTTACTATTTCTACAGGTGAGTGGGGTATGTATCAGTTTAGTGAAGCTCTTGAAAACTACTCAACTCTTTATACTCCTGCAAGAGATAACTTTAGGATTTATTCCAAAGGTGGAAATACAATGGGCTTTAGAGGTCAATTCCTTGAGTTTATTGGGCCTAATGGAATTAAAGTAAATGTTATCCATGATGCTTTGAAGGATGATTTTGAACGTAATAAGATCAGAATGCCTGGTAAACAAGGTCTTGCAGAATCTTATGTATATGATATTCTTAACATGGGTACTTCAGATGGTAAACCTAATGTTCAAAGAGTATATCTTAAAGGTGGTGGTGATATCAGAGGATTTATGCCTGGTTTGAGAGATCCATTTACTCCTGATAACAAACAAACCAGAATTATGTCAACAGCTGTAGATGGATGGGCAGAGCATAGAGCCTTTACTGGTGGTGCTATTGTATATGATCCTACTAGAACTGCAACATATAAACCTAACGTATTACAGTAATCTGTAATAAGTTCTTTGAAATAATAAATAATTTAATTAATTAACTAATAAAGAAGAAGAAGAGTTATGAGTGATTTTAAATTACCGAATAGAAAGGTTTTAGTTAAACCTATAATTAGAGAAGGTAAGTGGCTTGGAAAAGGGCACAGTGGTAACTTTATGTATGACAATACTAAATTATACATTACTGTGCCTATTTCTAGGCAAACTGGTGGATTAATTGATCCTCTTACAAGAGAAGAAAGAGATTATCTTGAAGATAGGAAACAATCTGGTCTTGATTTTGTAGAAGGGGATCTTAATATCAATAAGAAACCTAATCATAAAACTGGAGAGATGCCTTTTTGGTATGATTATCAATATACAATCATTAAGAATGAAAGTATAATTAATGAAGATACAGTTCTTACAGTACTTGATTTATCAAATCCAAATGATTATATTGCATATAAGGTATTAATGGCTAACACAGCTTCTGGCGGAATGGTAGCTCCTTCATGGGAAGATAGATTTAATCAAGGCTCTTATAAAATTGCCTTAGTTGATTCTGAATATGAAGTAGAAGAGAAATCTTCAAGAGCTATGAGATTAGGTAAAGCTTACACTTTCTTTAATAAGATTATGAAATCTGATTTGAAGATGTATGAACTTCTCTCAGTATATTGGCTTGAGAATAGAAGAGCCACTAAACCAGCTAAAGATGCTTCAACCAAATGGCTTATTTCTGAAATAGAAGCTGTAATTGATAAAGATTTGGATAGTTTCCTTAGACTTATTGAAACAGATTATGAAGAAAAGCTTATGATTCATCAGGCTATGGTTGCTGGAGCTCTTACAAGAGAAGGATCTACATTTCTTAATATGGATGGTACTCCTGTAGGAAATAGTGTACAAGAAGTTATTTTATATTATAAAGACGAAAGACACCAAGAAGATAAATTAAAGCTTCTTGCCTTAATAGATAAAGGATAATGACAGCATTAGAAATGAAGGAAGAATTCTTAACCAGATATGATGCAGCTACTTCGTTAGCTGCACCTGGTTGGGAAGATTCAGAAATAAGTAAATTTCTTAATATTGCTCAACTTGAGATTATAAGAGAACTTTGGATGAATAAATCTTTTGAACTTATTTATAATCTTGTAGAAGAAAATATGGCAGTTGCTCCTTCAATTTATCCTGATAGTTATATTACAGTTTTATATAAAAGAGAACTTCCTGGAGATTTCTTATATTACATTAGATCAATTTCTATTATATACATAGGTACTAATCCTAGTAGTTTTACCGTAGAAAATGAGAATATAAGTAAAGCTGTCTCAAGACAGTTTATAGCTGATGCTAATAATAGAACTATTTTTAGGAATCCTAAAGCTTTTATAAGTGGGTCAGGTGATTCGGGAACTTTAAATGTGATATATTCTTCTATGCAAAATCCTAGTGGAATAGGTATAGAGTATATAAAAACTCCTGATACTATAGATATAGAAAATGAAGTAGGTACTAACCTTAATTCAGATTTACATGATTTGGTTGTAAATAAAGCTGTTAAACTAGCTTTGGAATCAGTTATGCAATCTAAAGTACAACAACAAGGATAAAATAAATTGATATGAATTATACACAAATTCAAACAATATTTCAAGATAAATATGAGACTGGTCTTAAAAATGCTGGTCTTGAAATATATAAACTTCCTTCAGAGGTAATATTTAATTATATTCATGAATCTGAAATTGAGGTTGCTGATGAATTGGCTAAAAATAAACAGTATAATTATCTTAAAAATTTAATAACTACTGTAGAAAAAATAGAATTTTTTAATTCTCCTGAAGCAACTAATCTTTATTACTGTACTCAACCTAATGATTTCTTATCATATGTAAGGTCTGTAACTAAAGGTACTTTTAGAAATATGACTTCTACAGGAGTAGATGGTCTTGTAGCTAATGAATATATTGAACCTCATCAAGCTGGAATGTTTTATAATACACCATTTAATTCTGTTCCTATATTTAGGAATCCTAAGGTATTTTTACAATCTACAAATCTTGCTGATCCAAAGAAATTCTATGTGGTTATGCCAAGTGCAAGCACACTTACAAGAGTAGATTTTACATATGTAAGAGTACCTGAATATCCTACTAATGAAGGAGATAGCTTAATTGATAGTGCTTACACAAATAAAATGATTGAACTTGCTGTACAGAAAGCTCTTAGATATGTAATTGCTGGAGGTGCACAAAAAGAACAGGAGCAATAAAGTATGACTACTTCTGAAATGTTATATAGATTTAATGAGATTAATGATACTGCTTCTAAACTTCATGGACTTGAAGTAAGAGATGTAGATACTGAAACTATATTACATTATCTTAATATTGCTCAAAATAAGCTTTTTAGAGAAAGATATCTTTCTGAAGGAATAAATTCTACAGTTAAAATATCTAAACTTGCAGATGAATTAGGTTCTTTACTTACTACAGAAACAGCTACTATAGAAGGAGATTCTACAGTATATCCTAAAGGAAAGATTTTACAACTTCCTGAAGATTGTGCTCTTCCTATAAAAATATCTGTTACAGGTACACATCAAATGCTTGGAGTAACTCCTGGAATATTTACTGCTGATATTACAGATTTTTCAGAAATTAATAAATATATCACTACTGGATTTAATATTCCAATAATTCTTAGACCTAAGTATGTAGTATCTTATGGAGGAACAGAAATAGATTTTCAATCAGAAGAGATTTCTCTTATATTTGAATGGTCAGATACTGTAGATATACAAACTACTGAGACAAATGATTATAAAATTACATTTGAATGGTCAGATCTTGTTAATGTACAAAGTAATGAAGTAGAGAAGTTTACAATTACTTTTGAATGGTCGGATTTGGTAAATGTACAAACAGATGAGATATCCTCATTTAAAATAGAATGGTCAGATTTAATACCTGTACAGGTAATTACACTTGAAACATTTAAAGCAGAATCTTCAGCATAAAATTAACTAAAATAAAAATAAACTTATGTCAACATATAGTTATAAAGGAGTTGGTAGAAATAAAACACTTACAATAACAGCAGTATCTTCTTCTGATGAGGAAACAGTATTAGGTACTTATGATCTTTTAGCATCATTTACTTGGGATGGAGTAACTTATCCTTTACTGGCTACAGATACAGCATTAGCACAATTATCTTCTGTAGATTACAATAAGAGATTGAATGCTTTCGTAGCTTATGTAAAAAATGATTTAGTTTCTTATCCGCAATTAGCTAGTTATAATTTACTTGGTGGTGCTGTAGAAGGAACTGATACATTTGGAACTGTAGCGTAATGAATATACTACTATTAATTGATAAATATACTACATCTGTAACTAATACAACAGCTACTTATTTAAAGAATCCATCACAGATTGATTTAAATAATAACTGTAAATTAGCTCCTCAATTGCATGAAGAGCTTATTAGACTTGCTGTAGATATGTATCATGCAGATAAATTTAAATTAAATTCAGGAAACAATGACTAATCTTGAGCTTCAGTATAGATTTACACAAAAACTTGGAGATTCTATTAATCTTCAATATGATATACCTACCATAGATATTCAAAGATATCTTAATGTAGGATATGATGATTTTGTAGATTTTTGGTATAAACAATATGACCAATCTGAAGCAGCTAAAAAAAGATTAAATGCTCTTACTAAAAGAACTTCTATAGCACTAAGTACAGCTACAGAATCAAGTAATGAGTATATTATTAATCCTAATAACTTTAAAATATATTCAATTTCACTTCCCTCTGATTGTTTATATGTACTTAGAGAAAAAGTGGATTTATATGATGGAGTTTTAAAAACATATACAACTGTACCTGTTAAACCTATAGGATTAGATTATATGAATAAACATATAGATAATTCATTTAAACAGCCGTATTCTAAATTATATTGGAGAATCGATGTTGCTGGTAAACACGAACTTATACTTCCAACATCTATAGATATATCTACTTCAAATTATATCTTAGAACATATAAAAATACCAACAAAAATAAATCTACTTACAGGTACTCCTGTAACAGATAAGATAGAAATTAATGAAGAATTTCATGAAGAAATTGTAGATTTTGCAATTAAGAAATTTTTAAGTGATTATTCATTAGTAAATCAAAATAATAATTCAAACAAAAATTCAGAATAAACATTCTTTTTATTAACTAAATATTTTATAAAAATGCAAAAAGAACGTAATATTGGAGAAATCCTAATTGTTAATAGCGTAGCTGCTACTGCCGGAATGGAAAATAACAATGTTGATGGTTATATCAGTTCAATGAGTACTGGTGAATCAGTTGTTGTATCTCCTGCTGGGGTTGTAGTAGATGCTACAGGAACACTTCCTGCACAGTTTAAAATTGGAACCAAACTTACTGATGGTACAATTCAGTGGACAGATATCATTGATGCTGCCTCCATTAAGTCTATCTATACTAAAAGATATGCTGCTGCTACTCTTCAGAAAGATTATATTGGATATAATGGTACTTCTGGTGCTATTGATGTAATTAATAGTAATATGTATTACATTAGACTTTATATTCAGGATAATGATGGTTACACATTTAATTCTCAGAAAGTTAAATGGGGAGTTTACACATCTGATGCTTCAGCAACTCAAGCAGAAATTGCTTATGGACTTACTGCTAGCTTGATTGGTAATCTTTCACGTGAGCCTGAGAAACTTAAATCAGGTATTGATATTATCTCTGTAAACAGAGTAAACTCTGGAACTTCTACTGCTACTAGTGGGGGTGTAGTTACTGTAACTAAAGGTTCTAAATATGTAAGTATTGCTGGAACTGGTGCTGATGCTGGTAAATATAATTCAGATGCTGCTACTATTGTAGCCGGTGATTACATTAGATTTGGGCACGCTACTACTAAAACATATCCTGTTTATAAAGTAGCTAGAGTTGTTTCTGGTGGTGGAGCTACTACAATGGTTGTAGAACTTGATATTGCTTATCAGGGAACTTCTGAAGCAATTGCTGCCGCTAGTGTAGGAGTAATTCCTGTTGTTGATCTTGGAGATTTTGGAATTGTACTTTCTGGTACAGCTTATTCTTATGATCCTCCTAAATTTGGATATATGTTGCCTAGATGGGAAACTACTATTCAGGACTTTGGGTCAACCGCTGTAACTAATGATACTGTTACTGATGAAGGAAATGGTGATTGGAGATGGGTTAAAGAGCTTGAACAACAGTTCCTTGGAAATGAAGGTAACTATTATAGAGCACAAGTACCATCACCTACATTCAGAAGTGAAGTAACTACTAATGGTCAATATGCACTTATTGTAATTGAACATGAAGATGTAATGACTGGTAATCTTGGTAATACTGAAAAATCTCTTAAACAGACATATATTGCTTGTGTAAAAGGTAATGGTGGAACTTACTCAGATGCTAATACAGGTCTTGGTACTATTCTTAATGCTTATATTCTTGCTTACAGTGGTATTAAATCTAACGGAGTAACTATTGCTACTGAAATTAATGCTTAATTATATTTTATATAAATAATGTTAAGAAATTAGTAGTAATTTAACTTGACAAATAGAATTTAAAATTGTAAATTTGCAGGGAGATATTATACTATTAATATCTCCCTTTTTTAATAAATTTAAACACATGAATTTAGAACAATTATTAAATAGAAAGTTTGCGTTTCTTAGAGATTCTCTTGTAACAAGAAGTTGTAAACTTGTAACACCTTCTGATACAGAAGATTTACAATATGAAGGTTTTATTATTGTATTAGGAGTTGCTGGAGATGTTAAAGTACAAACTTCTTCTGGAGATATTGTAACTTTGCCTTTAGAAACAAAAGAAATTATACCTCTTGTAATCAAAAAAGTATTTTTTACAGGAACAGATGCCACTAATATATATATTTTAAAATAAGTATTATGGGAACAGTATTAGGTATAGGTATAGGAATTCCTTTTATAAGAAGTTTTGGGTATTATTGGTCTAATCCCTGTATGAATAGATATTTTGCTTACAGAGATTATGTTATATCCCAAGGAGGTATAATAGTAGATGAAGTAGCAACAGCTATGATATTTTGTGAGGGATTAACAGAAGCAAGGGTAAGAGCAATATTATATAAAGATTATGTAGAATCACAAGGAGGAACTATAGTTAATCTAAGTAAATTAAAAGAAACTTTTGAAAATATAACATAAATTATGAGTATAATAAATAATGCTTCATTTTATATAGATGCAGCGGCAGGATACAAAGAGGGTGACGCAACTCCAACAGCAGGTAAGCTGTATAATCTTAAACCGGATGGAGCTACCTATCCTGCTATGGATGTTACAGGCGGCGGCAATGCGGTATCCCAAAACTCTGACGGCACATGGCAAATTAACTGGCCTGTTAATACCCCTCGATTCAAATGGAATGACGGAGTACCTGCTGTATTGGTTGAAAGACAAAGTCAGAATTTAATTACTTATCCCTGTTCATTTGGGGATGCTTACTGGACAAAATCAGGGGTAACTATTGACGATAATGGAGGTGCTGGCTACCCCTGCCTTTTTGTTGATGCTTCTGGAGTGAATACGAATGAGGCTTTTA